GAACATGTACGCGACGCAGGTGTCAACCATCGCCACAACGTCCTCGTTTGTTGGCGCATCCTTTGGTAAGGACGCCCAAGGCATGCTCAATTTCACGGGCACCGGCAAGACAACCTCCCTCCAGAAGATGGCAAGGCTTGGGTAATGGCGACGAACAGCATCACCAGCGGCCTCGCCGCCATTCTGCTTCCGAAGGGCAAGGGCACCAAGGGCGGCGCGAGCGCCACGCCGGGTTTCGTCAAGGGCACGCCGACGATGACGGCGCCCACTTATCGGGATCACACCACCGACATCTATTCGACCCGCGTCGCCAATGACAGCCGCACCCTGATCGCCTCACTGGCGAACCTCGATCCGGACGTCTCGGCGGCGATCATGGCTTTCCTCGCCGTCGCCGGCTCGGTCGACCCGCTGGTCACCGCCTATGGCCCTGACGATCAGGTTGACCCCGCAGGGATCGCGATCGGCCAGCAGTTGCTCGCTGTGATGACGACGGTGCAGGATTACACGCTGGGCTTCTCCAACAAGCCGACCGTCGATGCGCTCTGCACCGACCACCGCTACATGATCCTGCTGCGCGGCGGCACGGCGGCTGAGCTGGTGCTTGACAAGACCTACGTCCCGACCGAGCTGCGTCTCGTCGACCCCGCGACTCTGTCGTGGGACCAGACGGCGCCTGGCGTCTACAAGCCGACCCAGACGCCAACCGGCTCCAACGTCAAGATCAATCTCGACATCCCCACGTTCTTCATCTCGAATTTCCACCAGTCGCCGCTCGACATGTACACCTATTCGCCGTTCGTCTCGGCGATCAATACGATCGCATCGCGCACGCTGGTGATCAACGAGCTGTACCGGATCATGAAGATCGTCGGCTACCCGCGCGTCGACGTGCAGGTGCTGGAAGAAGTCCTGCTCAAGGCCGCGCCGCCGGCCTTCCGCAACGACCCGAAGAAGATCCGCGATTATGTCCAGAACGAGCTGAACTCGATCCGGACCGCAATCTCGCAGCTCAATTCCGGCGACGCCTTCGTCCACTCGAACGCGATCACCGCGACCGTCATCAACGACAAGAACCCGTCGGCCGGCATCCAGATCCAAGGCGTGATCGACGTTCTGCAGGCACAGAACATGGCGTCGCTCAAGGTCATGCCGGCCGTCGTCGGTCGGGCGAACAACGGGCAGGTCGCTTCGACCGAAGCGCGTCTCTTCGCGCTCAACGCCGACGCGCTGAACCGCGCCGTCGCCGGCCTGCTGACCAAGTCCTTCACGCTCGCCGCGCGCCTCGCGGGGTACGCTGGCCGCATTGAGGTCAACTTCCCGCCTGTCGAGCTGCGCCCGAGCCTTGAGCTGGAGCCGCAGCGCGTCATGAAGTCGAGCCGTCTCCAGCAGGATCTGAGCCTCGGCATCATCAGCGACATCGAATATACGATGGAGATGTATGGTCGTCCGCCGCTGACCGGGGCGCCGCAGCTGTCCGGCACCGGCTTTGCCGATCCGACCCCGGCAGCCGGGGTCGACGCCAGCTCGGTGTCGCCGAACAGTGACAGCCTTGGTCGCAGCCTGAGTGGCGAAGGTGGCAATGGAGTCGCCAAGAACAATCAGGCCCGGCAGGGCCGCGCCAAGGCCAAGCTGGTTTTCGAGCAGGATGACGGGTCGACTCTCCACCTCGCTCTCTGAGCGAATTTCTGGAAACTACCCGGTACTTCTCATAAAATCACATTCATGAATTTATATGAGAGTGGTTGCCCAAAAACCGATTGATAGATCCCGCGTCGCGCGCATAGGAGCGCTGGTATGAAGCAGCTCCCAATGACGCCCGAGCTTTCGGCACTCATCAGCAAGGCGGTCGGCCCCGATGTCGACACGTCGAAGCTGGCGGTGTTCGAGACGATCGCGCTCAACACGAAGCCGCTGCCGGGCAAGCGTGGGTCGCTGTTCGAGAATGCGGTGGTCGAGCCGATCACCCTCAAGGAGATGGTCGACTCGATCAACTCCGGCAACCATCTTCCGCTGATCGCCGACCATGAGCTGATGGGTGCCCCGAAGGGCCGCTTCTTCTACGCCGGTCTCGACTACAGCGTCGAGGGCGGCCTCGAAATGCGGGCGCTCTTCTATCTCGACGAGACCGAAGCCGCGCTGATCGCCAAGCTGAACGCCGGCTCGCTGGACGAGGTCTCCGTCGCGTTTCTCTCGCGCCAGTTCCTTTGCTCCGAGTGCGGGTGGGACTATTTCCAGTTCGGCACGTCCGAGAACATCTATGATCGCACCTGCGCGAACGAGCACAAAATCGGCGTGAATGGCGTCCACGGTGAGATGGTTGGCCTCAACCAGTTCATCGAATTGAGCCTGGTTGCCCGTGGTGCAGCAGATAAGCCTAAGATTGTCGGCAAATCTGAGGCAAAGCTCGCGCCGACCGGTCTCCAGAAGCTGGCGGCCAACGGATTTGAGACGGACGCGCTGGTTGTTCAGGCGTCTCTGGGTAAGAAGGACGACACAATGAGCGACGCCACGATCTCCGCCCTTACCGGCCAGCTGACGACCCTTTCGGCCGAGAAGGGCACGCTGACGGCGAACCTCTCCACCGTGACCGGCGAGCGCGACACTGCGCGCGGCGAGGTGACCGCCCTGACGACCGAGCGCGACGCGCTCAAGGGTCAGGTCGCCACCCTGACGACCGAGCGGGATGCCGCGCTCCAGCGCCCGGAGGCGGCCGTCGCCACCGAGCGTGACGAGGCGCTGACCTTCCTGAATGAGCAGGTCGACCATCTGCTCATCGCTTCGGGCAAGCCGAAGCAGGCCGATGATGCCAAGATCAAGACCGTCGCCGAGGCGAAGGCCAAGATCTCCGAGCTGACCGGCAACCTCACCTCGATCCTGCCGGTGGACGGCAAGGCGGCGCCGGCCGGCGGCGCGAAGGAGGGGGAGGTCAAGCTCTCCTATGATCCGGCGCTGGCCTACGGCACGCGCAAGTAATTCTGACGGAAGGATTTCCCCATGCCCTACACCCCCGCCGGCATCGTCTCTTCGGGTTACCCGTTCGGCGATTTCACCTTCACCTATCTCCTCTCGGGCGTGGCTGCGACCGACACTGCCGTGGCCGCTGCGGCCGGGTATGTGACGACGATGGACACGACCGCCGCGAGCACGCACAAGCTGGCCGGCGATGGTGATCCCATCCACGGTCGCGTGTACGTCGCCGAGAACCGCGCCGTGCTCGGCCTCGTGGTCGCGTCGATCGCGCGCAAGTTCAAGGAGTCCGTCCCGACGGCCGCTGGCTACACCTCGCCGGCCGTGGGTGATCGCGTCATCGGCGGCGGCGCCGGCACCGTGAAGAAGGCCACGGCCAATTCCGGCGCGGGTGTTCCCACCGATCCCATTGTCGTCGAAGTCGGCACCGGCTCCGTCGTCGTCGAATATCTGTAAGGAATATCGGACATGACCGACCTTCTCACTCTCCGCAACGCCCGCAAGCCCGCCGAGGTGCTGCTGGCCGGTCTGAAGCCCGAGGATCGCAACGGCGAGTCCTCGCTCCGAGCCGGTCAGAACCTCGTGCGCGCAGCCAAGGAGGCGAAGCTCTCGCTTCCGGATTACCTGCGCCTCGCGGTCGACACCACGCAGGGCAAGTTCGCCGACATCGCCAAGGCGGGCAAGCTCGACGGCTACGAGGTGGCGCTGGCCTATCTCGACCTGCCTGTCCGTGACGACTTCTCGCAGGGCGTGCTCCTGCAGGCGGCCGCCGAGACCTTCACGACCTATCCGGGTACGCGCGCGCTGTTCCCGCCCGTGATCGACAACATCCTGCAGTGGAAGTACCGCCAGGATCAGATCGAGAACGTGGCCGGCATCGTGTCGCAGTCGCGGACGATCAACGGCACCGAGATGATCACGACCGTGGTCAACGACAAGCCGAGCGACTATCAGCAGACCGGCGTCATCGCCGAAGGCGCGGAAATTCCCGTCCGCTCGCTGCGCACCAGCGAGTTCGGCGTGAAGTTCTACAAGTTCGGCGGCGGCATGGAATTCACCTACGAATTCGAGCGCCGGGCCTCGCTCGACCTGATCACGCCGTATGCGAGCCGCATGCAGCGCGAGGTCGAGATCGGCCAGACCGCGATGGCCACCGCCATGCTGCTGAACGGCGACGGCACCGCTGCGCACGGCGCCGCGCCGAACGTCAACCAGACGGATCTGGCGGCCTCGATGCCGACGCCCCCGACGACCGTGACCGGTCGCATCAACTGGGAGGTGCTGCTCAAGTGGCTCGTCCAGCGCGCGCAGGCCGGCACCCCGGTCGACACCGTGGTCGGCAACTGGGACGTCTATCTCGAATGGCTGCGCATGTTCGCGACGCCGACCGCCAACGCCGGCCTGCCGCAGATCGAGATCCTGCAGCGCGCGGGTGTCAACGTCGCGATCGAGAACCCGCGGCTCCCGCTGAACATCAACTTCGCGCTCAGCTCGACGGCTCCGGCCAACAAGCTGATCGGCTTCATCAAGGCCGAGACCCTCGAAGAGCTGGTCGAGAACGGCTCCGATATCGAGGAGTCGACCCGCGCGATCACGAACCAGCGGGTTCGTTACGTGAAGACCGTGAACAAGGGCTACCGGATGATCTTCGGTGACACCCGCTCGGTCCTCACGCTGAACTAAGGCTCCGGCCAAGGTTCA